TCTGGTTTGTTCCTTAGCTACGCATCAAATACATCTGAACTTGAATCAGCATCTTGGGGTAGCACCTACAGGGGTATGAACTTTCATAGTTCTGGTTTTAAATTTAAAACTGGTACTGGTAGCACAGCAGATAATGTCAAAATAATTGGTGGCAATAACTACAATGAAAATATTAGGATGCACCCTGCATCTAATGGGTATAGTAGTTTAATTTTAGGTGCAGTAGCAGGCGATTCTGGCACAGGTGTTGGTCAATGGTCATTGGTCAGATATCCAGATGCTAATCAAAATATATTCACTATTAGACACAACTCAACTGACCATATAGCTATCAAAAAAGATGGTAGAGTTGGATTTGGGACTAATGCTCCATCAGAAAAAATACAAGTAGAAGGCAACATTAGAGCTAGTGGCTCTTATAAGATTGGTGCCAATGTTATTGCTGAACAACAAAGCACAACTCTATATTTTGGTGACAGAAACGATAACGATTATGTCGTTCACATACAAGGCTTTTCTGATAATTCAAATATTGTCTTAAATGATGGTTTTATTAACATTTCAGGCAACACCTCAATAAGTGGCTCACTCTCAAAAACATCAGGCTCATTCAAGATTGACCACCCACTTAAACCAGAGACCCATCATCTTGTCCACTCGTTTGTTGAAGGCCCACAAGCTGATAACTTGTACAGAGGTGTGATTGACCTACACAATGGTCGAGCAACCATAGATCTTGATGAATGGTTTGGTATGACACCAGGTACATTCTTAGCTCTTAATAGAGATATCCAAGCTTTTGTTAATAATGCAGATACTTGGGATAATGTCAGAGCAAAAGTTATGGGGTCACAACTTGTTATTGAATGTCAGAACCCAGAATCAACAGCGACAGTTTCTTGGTTAGTGATAGGTGAACGACAAGATAAAGAAATACATGAATCATCATTAACAGACGATAATGGTAAAGTTATTGTTGAACCAGTCAAGGTAGGTTAGAATTACATATTATGGCTATAACAAAAGTTACAAATATACAACGATTAGAGGTTTACCCTCCAGCAGATACATCAGCAGATGATGCTCACAACGCAAAGCATGAAACTGTGATGGTGGTTTATGAAGATACCTTGGATGATTCTACAGACGATGATCTTCCAGTAGTAGCAACCAGAGTAAAACATCTTAGTAAATATGTTGAAGATGATGGTGCTGCTACAGATTATTCAGGTGAACTACAATTAGTTCAAGATGTTTGTGGAGCTATCTGGGCGTAATAAATGCCAAGTTACACCACTAATCTAAACTTAACTAAACCAACCGTTGGTGGCGACACTAACGTTTGGGGTGGTTATGTTAATGGTAATTCAGACACCTTAGATGGGATCTTTGCTGATGCTGGTAACGGCACAAGCGTTGGTCTTAACGTTGGTTCAGGCAAAACCCTAACCGTAGCTGGCACGCTGACATCTTCAGGGTCTGCTAGTTTTTCTAATATTGATGTCAATGGTGGTGCAATAGATAACACGCCAATCGGAGCAAATACCGCAGATACTGGTGATTTTACCCAAGTAACAGCTACGTCAGCTTATTTTGACACAAACGCTTTAGCAGTTTCTGGTGGCAAGGTTGGTATTGGCACCACATCAGTAGCTTATTTATTAGATATATCTTCATCTGTTTCTGGCGATATTGTTAATGTTTACACTACAGGGACAGAAGCTCTTGTTCGAGCTGACACCAGCGCTGATAATCCAGTTTCTTTTGGTGCTGATAATGCTGGTAGTTTTATTATCAAAACAGGCTCAACCCCAACCAAAAGATTTTCAATAACCGATTCTTCTGACGGTAGTGCTACTTTACATACTGGTAGTTTATTTCTTGACACCGCAAGTGCTGGTATTTACTTAAAATCACCGAACGGTACAGAGTTTAAAATAACCGTTGATAATTCAGGCAACTTGGTCGCTACAGAACAATAATATATAATCAATGAATGGCACTTATACCAATAACTCCGCCCGCAGGTATCGTTAAAAACGGTACTGATTATACTAATAAGGGTCGTTGGGTTGATGGTAATTTAGTGCGTTTTGAAAACGGCTATCTAAAACCCATTGGTGGTTGGGACTTACTAAGAAACACAGCTTTAACAGGCAAACCTATAGGTATGTATGCCTATAATGATAATAGTGGCAATCCTGTTTTGGCTGTCGGGACATCAGAAAAAGTTTATGTGTATTACAACGAAACTTGGTACGACATAACACCAACAGGCTTTGTTTATGAAACAGCAACTGGTGAAACAGGTTTTGGTGCAGCCGACTTTGGTGAAGAAGATTTTGGTGACGCCCGGTCAGCATCAACCCTATCGTTTCCAGCCAACAGTTTTTCATTTGACAACTGGGGAGAGGAGTTGGTTTTTTGTTTTGCTGGCGATGGTAAAATTTATCGTTGGCAACCAAGCGCACCAGCAACCATAGGTTCAGCTATCTCCAACGCACCAGTTGGTAATATCGCAACTGTAGTGTCCAACGAACGGCATTTGTTTGCCCTTGGCTCAGGTGGTGATCCCCGTAAAATTGCTTGGTCAGAACGAGAAGATAATACGAACTGGACATCTTTGGCCCGTAACACAGCTGGTGACATTCAAATCCCCACAGGCGGACAAATCCTTTACGGTCTCAAATACAAGTCCGATATCATCGTGTTTACTGATATTGGCATTAATAGAGTGTACTACCTAGGTGCGCCTTTTACCTACGGGATTGCTGAAGCAGGCACTAACTGCAAGGCTATCTCCGTTCGTTCGATCGTTCAGGCGGGTGACTTTGTGGCGTGGCTGGGTGAGAACGCAGTCTTTGCGTACGATGGGACGGTCAAAGAAATCCCGTGTGAGGTGCATGATTACATTTACAACGAAATGTCAGAAGCATACAGAAAATCATGTTGGGGTGGTCACAATCAAAACTTCAATGAGATCTGGTGGGGTTTTCCATCAGGTGCTAATCAAACCACACCAAACAAATATGTGATTTGGAACTATCGAGACAATACTTGGTCAATAGGCGAATTAGACAGAAGTTGCTGGGTCGATCAAGGTGCGTTTGATAAACCAATCGCTGGTGATTCATCTGGTTTTATTTATGAACACGAATCTGGTGTCTTGACAGGTGAGCTAGATCCATTCTGTCAATCAGGCCCATTAGAAATAGGGCAAGGCGATAAGTTAGCGCAAGTCAATCAAATCATTCCAGACGAAGAAGCTAATGCTTTGCCTGGTGTGACTATCAGTTTTACTGGTAAATTTACGCCATTAGGTAGTGAAACAAACTTTGGTTCGTTCACGTTTGAGAACGATGGTTATACCGATGCTCGGTTCTCAGCTCGACAAGTAAAAATGAAAGTTACTAGGTCAAGTCAACAAGACTTTCAAGTTGGACAAATTAGGTTAGACGTTAAAGCTAGAGGTAAAAGGTAATGGATTTATCATCACAACGACAATACATACAACGTGCGACCAATGTTAAATATGCATTTGCTGCAACCACACAACAAACTATCTATACAGCACCATCTGGTAATGACTTTGATTTTGTTATTGTTAAAGGCATTATTGCTTGCGATCATGGCAACCAACAAACTAATTTAGATATTTCCATAACTGACACCAGTGCTAATGAATTTTTTATTTTTAAAGAACACAACATAGCAGCACACGCTACTGAAGAATTATTAGTCAATGGTGGTTTAATATTACAACAAGGCGAAATAATAAAAGCACAGGTCAATCATGCCAATATACACTTAGTTTTAAATATCGTTGAATATGCTAAAGGAAACTAAGACTTGGGAGAGTGAGTGGCCTAGGTGTAAACCTTATATTGAGAAGGCAGTAAAGTACCAAGATTCCTATACAATAGAGGATATAGAAGATAAAATAAGGCAAGGAATATTTCATTTATGGCCTGGTAAGAAATCAGCCATGATTACAGAGTTCGTCATATTCCCGCAAGTAAAAGCCATGAACTTATTATTTTGTGGTGGAGATTACGAAGAACTCAAAGAAATGTTACCATATATAGAAGAGTTCGCTCGTAGAGCAGGCATCAAAAGACTTTATGGCGGTGGTCGTAAAGGCTGGACTAGAAAGTTAGTTAGTCTGGGTTTTGAGCCAGAACATTTAATTAGAAAAGAATTATGAGTAAAGGCGCAACAGTAACAGAAACACAAGTTCCACAATATCAAGAATCAGCATACAAAGATTTATTTTCTGCTGGTAGGCAAGCAGCAAGTTTACCATTTGTTCCCTACACAGGACCTATGGTGGCTGGTTTTTCACCAGATCAATTACAAGCTTTTGAAGCTACTAGAGGTTTGTTTGGTGAAACTCAAGCATTTAGCCCAGTCAGTCAATTACAAGAACTAGCACAAGCACCACTTGATATTGGTGCTTATATGTCACCTTACCAAGAAGCGGTTATCGACCCTGCTTTACGTGGTATTCAAGAACGTCAAGACATAGCTCAACAAGCCGCTCAAGAAGCAGCCCTTAAAGCTGGTGCTTTTGGTGGGTCACGAGGAACTATTTTAGAATCAGAAATACAAAAACCGTATATTCAGCAAGCAGCCGATACTGAAGCCCAACTCAGACAAGCAGGCTTTGAACAAGCAGCACAATTAGCTGCTCAACAACAAGGTTTTCAAGCTGGTTTACTAGGCGATCTCTATGGCCAACAGTTACGAGGTCTTGGTATGTTAAGTGGTATTGGCGGTCAACAACAAGCCCTACAGCAACAAGCGCTTGATGTTGCTAGAGGTGAGTTCGAGCGTGCGTTGGGTTATCCAGCACAACAGTTAAATTTATTAAGAGAAGCTGTAACTGGTGTACCATCAATGCAAGGAACTTACCAAAAACAAAAAATGGGTCCAGGAGATTACTTGTCTACTTTATTTGGTTTATTTAGTTAATTATGAGTTTTGGTAAACTGCAAGGATTGGGACAACAATACGTACAAAGGCTTGGCGGTCTTGATCCTATGAACCAAGAAACAGCCACAGACGAACAAAAAGAAGCTGCAAAATTAGCGGGCCGTAGAGAACTTTTTGCTCGTTTATCTGATGCGTTCGGGGGGAGAGATATTCGTGGTGAAGCTATGAAAAGACAAATGTTTGATATAGAAAGACAGAAACTTTTATCTCCAGCTCAAAGAAAAATAATAAAAGGCGCAGATGGTTTTAATTATTATGCAGATACTGGTGAAAGAGTTTTGCCAGATGTTGTTAAAGAAGAAGATCAAAAAACCAATGATATAAAAGGATATGAATATGCGGTAAAAGGGGGTTATCAAGGAACTTTTGAAGATTGGCAAAATATAAAAACCCCTCAAGGAGATACAATAAATGTAGGTAGCACTATAGAAGGAATAAGATTTAAACAATTTCTTGATGCTGGCACTAAAGAAATAGAACAAGATAAAAAAAGACTTGAAACTGGAAAAGAAATAATACCAAAACTTGAAACTGCTCAAAGAATTTTAAATGATCCTCAATTTGATACAGGACCAATAACTGAAGCCACACTTCCTTTTAGAAAACTATATAGCGATATTACAGGGCTTGATGATGTAAATTTAACAAACGAACAATATTTAGATGCTTTATCGTCTTATGTAACCCCAAGAATGAGACCACCAGGATCTGGTGCAACATCTGATTTTGAAGCTCAATTATTTCAAGATGCAAACTTTAGTTTAGGCAAAACAAAAGATGCTAACAGATTAATAGTTGGAACTTTTTTACAACAACAAAAAAGAGATGAAAAACTTTCACAACTTAAAGAAGCTTATTTTCTTGAAAATAATACCACGCTTGGATTTTCTAAATACATACAAGAAAACGACCTAATGCCAAAAATTTATGAAGAGGTTGTAAGCACAGAAGGTGTGCAAAATTTAATAGAAAAGAACCAAATTAAAGAAGGCGATGTTTATATTGATTATATATCAAATCCAAATAACCCAATATTAAGAATATTTACAATGGATGATTTTCAGAATTAAAAATGAGTGATAAAAAATTTGTACCTGGTTCTTCAAAAATAAAAGAAATAGAAAACAAAAAACCCGTTAAGAACTTTTTAAGATTAGCTGTTGGTCAAGGTTTTGGCTTTGGTTTTGGTGACGAAATTGAAGCAAGTTTTAGATCTGCTTTTTCTGAGAAAAGTTATGAAGAAATTGTAAAACAAGTCAGAGATGAAATTGATGAATATAGAGCTGAAAACCCAGCCGCTGCAATATCACAAGAAATTGCAGGAAGCTTAATTCCTACAATAGCTTTATCAGTATTTGGTGGTCCAGCAGGCATTTCAGCAGCAAGCACTAGGTATGGTCAAATTATTAATACATTGTCAAAAGCACCAATTAAAACTCAAGCAGGATTAGCTGGTCTTTATGGTTTTGGAGCATCAGAGGGGTCTCCTCTTGAAAGAGCGCCTGGTGCAGCAATATCAGCTGGTATAGCAGCACCAATAACGGCTGCAACCCGTCTTGTAGGACCAGTTGTAACACAAGAAGGCAGAGAACTTATACAACAAGGAGCAAATTTAACACCAGGACAAGCAATGGGAGCTAGTGAAACCCTTATTGGTAAGGGTTTAAAATTGGGTGAAGAGGTTTTAGAGAGTTTACCAGGAGTTGGAACTAGAGTTGGCTTAGAAAGAGGAATCACAGGATTTAATAAAGTCGTGTTGGGTGAGGTTGCTGACATTGTTAATTTAGATAAAAATAAATTTAAAAATTTAAACTTAGTTGAAAGCTATAAACTTTTAGACGATTCTGTAAATGATTTTTATAAAAAGTCAGCTGCAAAATTAAAATTAAAACCAAAAACAAATTTGCGCTCTGTTCAAAAACAAATAAAAGACGTTATAAAACAATCTGATTTAACAGAAGGTGAAAAACTTAAAGCCTATGCAAGAGTAGAAAAATTTACAAAATTAAAAAGCGTAACACCAAAAACATTACATGATTTTGATAAGTCATTATCAAATAGAGTTTTCAAAGGGCTAACATCAGCCGACCCAGACCAAAGAGAAATTGCAATAGTCTTAAAACAAACCAAAGATATTTTTGACAACATTTTAGATGAAACGCCAGATTATGTTAAAGCTAAAGATGCTTATGCAAAAACAAGAATTATAGGAAGCTCTGTAGAAGGTGAAGAATTGTTTACACCCCAAAAACTAAAAACAGAAATAAAAAAATCTGATAAAACAAGAGGTAAAAAAAGATTAGCTGCTGGTGAAGCTAAATTACAAGATGTTTTAAGGTCTGGAAAAGAAACAGTACAAAAAGAATTAGGCAGTTCTGGAACAGCAGAAAGATTGCTTCCTTATCTTGCCGTTGGTGCTGGAGCGCAAATAGATCCATTATTTGCTGCTGGTGTGGCTGGATATGGTGGATTGTTAAGAAGCCCTGCTGGTACTGCTCTTTTAAGAGAAGGTTTAAATTTAGGTGGACAAACTTTAAGAGGAATATCACCAATAACCTCTCAAGCATTAGGTGTTCCGTTAGGTGAACAAGTAAACCTATTAGATTTGCTTAATCAAAAATAATGAACCAACAGCAGATAGGCCGTGCGGGTGAACATCTCACGGCTTCGTATCTGTGTCGTTATTTCGATGATGTCTTTACCGCTTCCGAATCTTCTCGCTTTGATTTCTTAGCTGTCAAAGACGGTTGCAATTATAAGATCCAAGCCAAAACCACCAATTCACCTTTTGTCAAAAATAACAACGACTGGTTGCGTTGGGACATCAAAAAAAGAATATCCAACAAAGACAATGAGTACCGTGTGTACGATGAAGATGAAGTCGATATCTTTGCGTTCGTGTGTTTGTTTATAGATAAGGTGGTTTTTGTCCCCAACAAGAATGTTGGCAAGACTTATCAAAAGAAGGTGGAGTTTATTAGCGAGATACAGACCTTAGAAACTTTAGTTTCTTCAGCCCAAGTGGTTAGAGATCTTAAGTTATAAAGAATCTACGTCTAACTGCACTTTTTGGTTATTTGAATGTATTAATAGTTTTAATGCGTATTCAGCAATATTTTGATGGCATTTACTATTTGCTTTAGCAAACACCTTTAAATCGTTAAGAAGGTCCCTATCTATATACAGAGCCTTCTTACCGTTCCTTTCGTTGAATATCGGATCATCAAAACTAAATAAACCGTTTTCTACCATATTAATTTTTCTTTGCTTTTCCCAATGGTTTACCATTAGGATCGCATGAATAGACTTTTTCTAACTCTAAATCTATGTAATGTTTAGCTTTAAGTAAATCTTCAACAGGATCAAACTTCTTCCTTGTGACCAACTTTATAACGTTACCAATACTCCAACTTAGACTGTTAGCATAAATATAATCGACTGGTGAGATTGCCAGGTCTTTGTAGTGATCGCCACCGACTTGTTGGTTAGATGCCAGACTATCAATATGTTTGTCCCATTCTGCATCGGACATATAATCTTCTGGTTTAATCTTATCAATACTCATATCATTCCCTTTTTTTATAAAAAACTACCATTATTAGTAATTTATGTATATTATAGTGTAATAATTATTAAAAAGGGAATCAAATGCACAACAAAAACTTTGATATCAACAACACCATCGACACGGCTGGTTTAGCCAAGCGTTGGGGTGTGACAAGAAAAACAATCGACAACAGAAGGTATAGAGGTCAAGGACCTAACTATTTTAAAATTAACGGCAAGGTGTTGTATGACCTTGACGATATAAAAAGAATAGAAGAGGAATCATATATTTCTGTCAATGGCGCACGCACTATATAGTCCATCGTCTGCGGATCGGTGGTTCAACTGTCCAGCGTCACCGAGTATGTCGGCTGATGTTCCATATAGTGTTAGCCTACCAGCTGCTGAAGGGACATTACTCCACCAGATTTCTGAGATGCAACTTAAGGACCGTATGGAAAATGCCATGTTAGAAACCTATTGGTTAAACAGAACCGAAGTTATCGAAGATTTTGAAATTGAGATAAATCAAGATATGATTGATTGTGCTAAAGCTTATGTTGATTATGTCAATGACACAACAGAGCGGTTGGATGGGAAATTGTTAATAGAAGAAAAAGTAAGTCTGGAAGAGATCAGCGACAAGTGCTGGGGTACGGCTGATGCTATTGTCTTAGGCGATAATAAAATCGCAGTCATTGATTTCAAATCTGGTAAATGGCCAGTTACTGCTGAACACAACAAACAATTATCAATTTATGGTTTGGGCGCTCTTGCTCGCTATGGCGATGAAGATACCGAACTAGAACTTACAATCGTGCAACCTCGTGCCAATGATAGCGTTGGTCCCGTTCGTTCGTGGACGGTGCAAGCGCAAGACTTGGTCGTGTGGGGGTACGGTGAACTCAAAACAGCTACTGATGCTTGTGATGAGGAGAACCCTAGGTTTAATCCTGGGGATTGGTGTCGTTTTTGTCCCGCTCGTGATAAATGCGATGTATATAAACTTAACCAAGAGGTGAAATAATGAGTGAAAGTAATGCAAAAATTTTAACTCTACAAACTCCAGAAGGACAAAGTAGAGACATTTTTGAAAACGACTTGGATGATAAATCTCGTCCAATAGCTAATGATATTAACTTAGCTCTTGCTCTACAAAAAGAAAGAGAAGAGATAGTTAAGAAAGCATTTATTGAAGTGCGTACTAATGAAGTAATTAACAGCTTTATCAGCGATAGAGTAGCAACCTTAGAGGGTATGTTGCCACCAGTCATTGCTGTCGATAGTAAGGGCAAGAAAGATAAGAGTTAATTATGTCGTTAAAGGGTATCTTAAAAAAGGCCAAACAGAGACCACCAGTTATTCTGGTGCATGGTGGGCCTGCGGTCGGTAAGACAACATTAGGTTCGCAATTTCCGAAACCTATTATTGTGACTACCGAATATGGAATGGGTAAGATTAAGTGCGACCACTTTCCTGTGGCCAAAACTTTTGATGAGTTCATGGACAATATGAAACAAGTCAGAGATGGTGAGCATGAGTACAAAACACTCGTGGTTGACAGCGTTGACTGGTTACAAACCTTGATTCATCAAAAATACTGTGAGGTTGAAAATATCAAAAGTATTGAAACCAAAGGTTTTGGTAAAGGTTATGTGGAGTGCTTAGAGTATTGGCGACAATACTTAGACATTCTTGATGCTTGTCGTGATCGTGGGATGATTATATTTCAGATTGCTCATAGTGAAATTAAAAAAGTTGAAGATCCAAGAGTTGATTCTTGGGACAGATACGTGATTAAGTTACACCGTAGAGCAAGCGATCTCTTACAAGAACATTGCGATATTATATTCTTTGCTGCGTTCAAGCTTGGTCAAGTCAAGCGTCAAGGCAAAGGTGGTGGACTAACTAATAAAACCATTAAAGGTGATAGATGTTTGTACGCTGTCGATAATCCTGCGTATTTAGCAAAGAATAGATACAACCTTTCAGAAGAACTACCGTTCGACTGGGAAGTAATTAGAGAAGAAATAATCAAGGAGTAAACATGGATTTAAGTAATTATGAAATCTCTGCTTCTTCAAACGAAGAAGGACTAGAACCTGGACGTTATACATTGGAGTATATCTCTGATGAAATGATCGAGGGTGGGACTAATGGCTGGGTAGCACTGAAGGCTACTTTCAAAGTAAAGACCGAAGGTAATTATTTTGTGTCAGCTACTTTTGCTTTAGAGCATAACAATCCCAAAGTAGTAGAAATAGGTCTTGATAAACTGGCCAAACTAGCTAGAGCTTGTGGGCTAGACAATCTTAAAAACTCAGATGAACTTGTCGGGAAACTGGTAAGTGCAGAAGTTGTGTTAAATAAGAATGGCTACCCAGAAGTTAATGGTGAGGATTATGGTAAGACTTACCAGCCAGTAAAACAAGATGCAGCGCCTAAGAAGGTCGTAGCTAATAAGTCTGAATCTGATGAGGACGAGGACACTAGCGATATCCCATTTTAGATGTTGCGACAAGATTACCCTAGCTTGTGTGGTATTTGTGCTGCACCAGCTAAGGGTTATCTAGTCAAACGGGACAATCTGTATTTCGGAGCTTGCTCAATGGCACATCAAAAGAAACTCTCTCAAGGTGAGAAACTAAAGAACGTTGCTCAACTGACTGAGAAGGGTCTTGATTATGCTTTAGCTCAAACAAAAGAGGTGTATGTGAAATACGGAAAGAAGAATAAGAAATTCATATTGCATGAATGGAACAGCGAGGACAGACGAGATCTCTTTAGACAGATAGTACGGGAGTATCTCAACTACGCCAATAAACAAGCAGAGGATGGTGTAAACATTGGAACTGACAAAATACATAGGGACTAAAGGTTTAGTATTA